GCTGTTGTAACTTCAACTACGGCAATTCAGTTGTACCGCAAAAATTCTGGTGGTGCAGTTAAGTAAGCAATTGAATCTGGGGGAGTGGGACAAATAGTTATTAGCCCACTCCCCTATTTCAAAGGAGTATTTCATGGCAGCAAAAAAGAAAAAATCAACCAAAAAACCAAAAGATATTGGTGACTATGGCGACTATTCAAAAGAAACCATGAAGAAACTTGACAAGTTGGTTCCTTATCCTCAGAGAGCAAAAATAACTCAAGGGATGAATCTAAAAGATGCTGAGATGAGAGTAAGGAATCTTGCGGTATTAAAGAATGCACGTTCTGCACCATCTCAAGCACCAGCACGTAGTGGTCCATCAGCAGGTGGAAGAAGTTCATTGTACACTCGCCTTACAGGCGGCGGATTAACGAACAGGGGTAAGTAATGCCGGTTAAATATTCAATTCTTGCTAGCCATGCGGATGCAAGTCCTAAGGCTGGCACAAAAACTTCTACCTACCCGCCAACTAAGGGTGGTAAAAAGAGCAACAAATCAAAGTCATCTAAGAAAAAGGGAATGTACTAATGGCAATGAAAAAAGAAGCACCAAAGAAGAAGAAGAGCGAGTACGGCTCATATGGAACAAATGATGTTTCTGGTATGGGTGTTGCTGGTCGTGGCACTAAGGCTAAAGAAGCACCATACACAAGTTATGGTCGCAGCACAAAGCGTGGCATGGACCAAGCAAAACGAAAAGCAGCAAAACCTGTTAAGGCGCAGTCAGCACGTATGACTGCACTTGCAGAGGCTTACAAGAAAAAGAAGTAGTCCACATTGTCCCCACCGCAAGGTGGGGATATGTAACAAATTGGGGTAGTTGTATATGAAAAACGCCGTACCTGCCCATTCTTATTACGGACAACCAATATCTGGTATCCGCCTAGCCCCGACAGCGGGAGCAAAGATTGCTCCTCCATCTGCGCCGTATGTTGGTCGCAATCGCTGTATAGCCAAAGAGGATACCTGTGAAGGTCCAAAGGCACGGGGTACGGACTATTGCATCGGTCATCTCAGGTCGCAAGGGCAGGCTAAATGAGCATTACGCTGACACAACTTCGCACCCAAGTTAGGAATATGGCTGACCTTGATGAAGTGGATTTGCCTGACTCTATTGTTGACCAGTTTGCTCGTGAGGGGTTTCAACGAATCTACTCACTTGAGCGACGATGGCCGTACCTTCAGGAGACTTACACCTTTGACACTGTAATTGGTCAACGTGAATACACAATCTCTACAATTGGTGATATTCGTGAGATTATCTCAGTTGTAGATTCGAGCACATCTGGTAATCGTCTAACTTTGATTGATTACAACCAAGCAGAGGACATTTGGCTTGGTAATACAGACGTTCCATCACGACCATACTTCTATTCATTTTGGGATAAGAAAATTCAGTTTTGGGCCAAGCCTGATGCCGTGTATCCGATAACCATTCGTGCTTTTAGGAACCCGGTTTACACATGGTTGACTAATACATCTGAGACGATTGACCTTGATGAATGGTTCCATGCTTTGTTGCCCTATTTTGTGCTAGCCCGTGTGTATCAGCGTCAAGAGGATGCACAGTTGTCGCAGATGTACATGAACTCATTTGAAGAGGGTGTTGGACTTGCTCGCCGTGACTTGATGAAAGCATCAAGTGCACAGCCAGTTATTATGTCTGCTGGTCGTCAGTATCCAACTATGCGTCGCTGGTTGCAGACGCTTGGAGCGACACTTGGACAATGAGCAATGTATCCGTTGAACGCTACGACGACTTCACAGGTGGTCTGAACCTTAGGGCAGACCAATTCCAGTTGGCTCGCAATGAGTCGCCTGACATGTTGAATGTTGAGATTGACCCTCGTGGTGGTTTGTTTACTCGTGGTGCTATGCGTGAGATTAACTCTACGGCTGTGTCTGGCACATGGGCACCGTATAAGTTGCATCCATTTTATGGTGCAACTCCACGGGTGATGCTGTCAAGTAGTACAAATGTTTTCCATTCGACTGGAACAAACTTCACACAACTTGCTTATTCATCTGGGAACAATATTGTTGCTTCAAATGTTAATGGTGCTTCTTTTGCTAACTGGGGTGCCAAACTTTATATCGCTACTGGTCATGATGGTACACAGGGTTATGTCTGGGAAACTGGTGACACATACGCAACTGCTATTACGGCGTTGACTGGTTCTAACTGGAACAATAACTACAACTCTCCCGCTAGAAACAAGTTTCCAATCTGCGAACACATCATTGTTCATGCAAACAAACTGTTTGCTGCATCAGTTGATTATGCCGGAACAAACTACAAAAACAGATTACATTACTCGCATGAAGCAGAACCACAAGACTGGGCTGAAGAAGACTACTTTGACTTCCTTGGTGGTGGTGACGGTATAACCGGTCTTGCTGTGTACGCAGGTCAGTTGATTGTGTTCAAGCCACGTTCTATTTATATTGTTTACGGTTATGAAACAGCAGATTTTTCTGTTGTTGAATTAACCTCAACGCTTGGTGTTGATGCTCCAACAAAGATTGCAGTAGCAGAAAATGGTGTGTACTTTTATTCACATCCAAATGGTTTGTTCTTTTACAATGGTTCATCCATTATTGATTTGTCTGACAACTTTAACTCTATTTATCCAAACAACTATGTTAACGATTCTGCAACATCAACGATTTCTGTTTCATACATAAATCGTCGTGTGTGGCTGTCAATGCCTTATTCTAAAATCACATCTGTATCTAATGCGACTGTTAACTTTGTTTTTGACCCAACCATTGGTCAGCGTGGTGCGTACACATTATTTAGTACAGGAGACAACCGTGGTGTGATTGGTGGTTGTGACTTCACATCTTCAACTGGTGTTACTTATGGTCTTGCAATACATCCGGGTATTCCACGAGTGTTAAAGGTTGATGCTTTTGAGGCTGAAACCGATTTGTTTGCAACAGTTGAAACCAACTTTAGTTCTTACTATAGAACTGGTTGGGTTGATGGTCGTTCATATTCTGCTAAGAAGATGTGGCGTAGACCAGACATTGTTATTAAACAGTCAGATACTGCTAGAACCGTGAATGTCAAAGTGTTTCACAACTTTGAAGAAGCAACTGGCAACGAACGTAAAACCTTTGATATTTCAATTGACGCTTCGGCATCTGGGATGTTGTGGGGTGAAGGTCGTTGGGGTTCTGGTAGATGGGGTGTTCAGGCTGAAGGTGCACAGGTTGTCCGTGGCTCGAATCTTGGTCTTGCACGTTCTGTACAACTTTTATTCACTGGTCCAAATGGACTCTCGTGGGGTATTGACAGTATCTCATACAAATTTAATGCACGAAAGGTAACTGGATAATGGCTATAACTATTACACACTCGTTTACAAACGGAACTATTGCTGAAGCGTCAGAAGTAAATGCTAACTTTACTGATGTAAAACTTTATGTTGATGGATTGTCAACTGGGGTAAACATTGATTCGTCTGCAATAACAGCAGCAAAGATAGATACAAATGCTGTTACCACAACAAAAATTGCTGATGGTGCTGTGACTTATGCAAAGTTGAACGTAGATGTTCCAACTTCTTTGGCGGTAAATGACCAAATTATTTTGTCGAGTCAGGTGTTTGGCTGATGGATTCCTTTTCGATTCCAGCAGTTACTGCGTTGAAATCTACGGATGCCATTGTCATCCGTCAGATTGTCTCGTCGTTAATTTCTGAAATTGACAAAGTTAACAAACGGATAGATGAGATGGAAGCCAATCGCAAGAAGGCTCAAGAAGATAGAAAGGCTGTAAAACAATATGGCGTTTGACCCAAGCATTTATGAAGCACGCAGACGTGCCTTGGAGCAACAGTATGCGCCGCAGGCCGCTATGGCTAGGTATTCACGTGAAGGTGCTGTTCAGAGTGCTGGAAGAAGTTTTCGTGACCTTGCACAGTCTTACGACAAACAACTACAGCCATATCAAACAACGTTTGGGAAGCGTGGAGTGTCTTCACCAAATGTTCGTTCTGGAATATACAAAAAGGGATTGATGGAGTTTGCTAAGCAAAGAATGCAATCTGAGTCAGATTTGCAACAGTCAATGTTGCGAGAGTTGGGTCAATATGACTTGCAGGAAAAGCAGGCACTTGATGCAATTAGGGGTGGTGGCATGGATTTAGAAGCAGAGAAAATGCGACAGATTGCGGAAGATGCGCAAATTGTTATGGCTAGAAGGGCGGGATTCTAATGACTGTTTACAGCGGAAGAGGACCAATGAATAATCAGGGCATTGG